ATCGAAAGCCCGTTCGCTTCGAACAACTTTCCGAACTCGCTTGCGCCGCGGCTAGCCTGGACAAGATCAAGACCGATGCGATCCAGTCCAGACACAAAATCCTTTTCGGTCAGACCCGCAGCCCGCGCGGCGAAAAGTGTCTGCTGAAACTCCCGGGTCGACATGCCGGCGGCAATCGCATTGCGATCAAGATCAATGAGTTGCTTGTTGATGCCCCCAACATAGTCCACGAACGATCGCAGGCCCGCCATGATTCCGACGACGGCGACGCTGACGCCGGCAACAGCGAGGATGGTCTGCTGGGCCGACATTCCCGCCCGGCCCATGGCATCGGAGAATTCGTCAGCCCCCGAGGTGTTGGCGTCAATTACCAGTTCTGTTACGACTTGCTGGGCCATGAAGAACCGCTTTCAGGAGGAAATTGTGAGGATTGCGCTAGCCATCGTCAGCCTTTTCATCATCGTATCGGCAGCAAGCGCCGCAGACGACATGAAACAACCGACATTGAAGGTTCTTAAGATCAACAACGAGTTCGGAATGCTTGTGGCGTCCATGACAGTCACAAATTCGAACGATTTTCCGATTGCCGATGTGAACTTCTATTGCGAGATCAGCGCCCCAAGCGGGACCGTGTTGAAAACGCTCTATAATACGCTGTACCAGGTTATCCCGGCTACATCATCGAAGTCCGTGACGAACTTCCGCGTCGGATTCGCTCCAGAGCAAACACGGAGCGCGGCGTGCGCCGCGACAACGGCGAAGCGCGTCACCAGCAAGAAATAGCAACTATTCGCCATCCTTGTTCTGCAACGACGCCCTGAACAGATCGTCCAATTCCTCGATCAACCGCACTTCCCACGGCGCCAGACAGACACCTGTCAGTCGGGTGAACGCCTCGATCTCTGCCCACGATATCGGGCTGATCGAAAACCCGGTGCCGCCACGCCGGGCGCTGAGCCGGCAAAACACGCTCCAGAGATATTCAAGCGCGGCGGGCAACGGCGGACACCGCAGTTCCGCCTCGTACTCCGCACGCCTCGGCTCTTTGCGGGTGCGCTTGATGAGCCCCTGCAGCGTCTCCCGAAGCGTCACACCGTAATCATCGACGGCGTTCAGCGCGAAGTTCTTCCGTGCGAATGCCCTCAGCTCGTCGCGGAGGGCTGAATAAAACTTGCTTCATCTCGCAAATATTCAACGATCTGGTTGAACAGCCACGACTTGCGGCGATCGGCGAGCAACTTCGTGGCCGCCTCGATCGAGAACTCAATCGTTTCGCTGTTGATCTTGACCGGCGTGAACGTCTTGGTGCGTGCGACGATGCTGGCGATGGTCTCCGCACGCAATTGGTCGGCCGACTGCGGCTCCTCAGTCCATTCCTTCCCGTTCACGCGCGCCTGACGCTGCTCTGCCAATTCGCGCAAGGCGTCACGCGACTTCTTGTCGGCAAGTTCGATCGTCTTCGCATGCCCGGGACCGTAGAAGGTCCATTCCCAGGTGGTGCGCACCTTGGTGACAGGGTGCCGGACCTTAAAGGTACCTTCGTCGAGCGCGTCGAGCGCGCCAATATCAAAATCGTCCATGTTGCCTCACGCTGCCGTAGTCTGGAACTTGATCATGGTGTTTTCGTCGGTGTCGGTGCCGACCAGCGCCGCCGGGATGGCGATGGTCTGGGTCCGGCCGCCGCCCTGCTTTGACATCGCGGAGGGGTCAGCGCCGCCGAGAGTGAAATTCGGGACCGTGATCGAAAGGAAGTCCTTCGGCTCTGCAGTGTTGTCGACGGCCAGAACGTGGAGCGAATACGGCGTCTCGGCAATGAAGTCCTGCAGCACCTGAAGGCTCTTGCGGAGCATCGTCAGGTTCATGCTGACCTGCAGCACGCCGGTGAAGACGTCCGGCGCGTATTTGATGGCGCCGGAGCCGAACACATCAGGGGCAACCGGCTGGATGTCCATCGTCAGATCGAACGACGTCAGTTCGACGAGGTCCTCACCGCCGAACCGGATGGTCGCATCGACGACCGCCATCGGCTCACCCGTCGTAGTGACCGGTGCGGTGAAATATGGCGATGCTGCCGGGTCGAGAGCCTCGATCCGGCCAGTGCCGGTGCCGCCCGGGTCCATCATGATGATGCCGTTCGGGCCCATGGAGAGCTTGGCCGTACCCCAAACGAAGTCCGTCAGCACGGTCGACTGATCGATATCGCCCTCGTATTCCTCGATCGTGAAATACCGCTTCACCAGGGTGGACGGGTTGATGATGCGCTTGCCCGGCCGCGTGATGGTGAACGCGGTATCAGCCACTGCATTCGCGGTCAGCGTGTCCGCGGTCTCGAGCCGGGTTGCCGTCACGTTCGTCAGCCGGATATTGCGCCCGTTGTTTTCGGCATCCGGCAGGTTCGCGGCACGGATAACGTCTCCCGCGCGGAAGCCCTTGGTCAGCCACGAACCGGCAGATGCAACGATCGCATTTGCCTCCGTCGTCACCGACGTCATATCGGCTTCCGTCGCCGTCAGCGCCGTCGAGTCCCATGTGCCTCGCATCAGCGCCTCAATGATGGTGTCGTGGGACCCGAGCGACAGTTCGGCGTTGTAGCTGCTGGCGGTCTTCTGCGTCCCGTGTCGGCCCCGCGTCGAGAGGCCGTCGTTTCGCACCTCGCCCGACGCGGTCGACGCCTTGGTCAACTTGATGCCGGGTCCGCCGGCGGTTCGCAGCACCTTGGACGCGGCTCCGGACAGTGCTTTCGTGCCGCGGGCAGCCTGCACAGCATGAATGACGCGGCCGTTCGAATTGGATTGATAGTCGGTCATGAGTAGTGACCCCTTTGATATGGCGGCTACGCCGCGCTCACTTGCGGAAGAAAAACTGGAAGGGCACCGAGCACGTCACCCGGAACCAGTTGCCATTGTCGGCATCGGACGCACCGCCATCGATGTTCGGTGCCAAGCAAAGCACTTTCGACCCTGCACCATCGCGATAGAACGTCGCTGCCCTGAAGATCTCGGCTGCCTGCCCTGCCAACCGGAGCGATTCCGGCAGGCCGAAACCGAGTGGCGTGAACACGTGAATGAAGATGAAGCCAGTCGTCAGCCAAACGTTGTCGCCGGGCAGACCCGCGCCGCGCAGATTCGTTTCTGACGTGACAACCTCGAAATACACCCACGGCGTCGGCTTGCTGTCGTTATCGACCGGCGGCCAGGGCGAGGACGGCGTATCCTCGTTCTGATACGCGATCGGCGTTTCCGACCATGCACCCTCAAAGCGCGACCGCATCGCGGCCACCGCACCAGCGTAATCAGCCATCATTCACCGTGCTGTTATTTGAAGAGCTGGTTGCCGGACCAACCAGTCTTGCAGCGCCTTGCTGCGCCCGCCGCGACGCTTTCCGGCCGCCTGACCGGCCAGCGATTGAGCGTAAGCCTGCACCGACCCGAACCGGACAGGCATGTAGACGAACTTGACCAGGACGCTATTGCCGAACTGCCCTGCGAGCTTCTGCGCCGTCACCTCATAGACGTGGCTCGGTACGCTCAGCTTCATTTCCCCGACTTCGATCTTTCGCGCGTATGGGACAGGGTTCGAAATGTTGATCTGCTGTCCCGGCCGCCACCCACTGGCATCGGCGACCGCGTGACCGTCGATAAAGATCATGTGGCTGTCACGATAAAGACCGGGATGAGGATCGTCGCCGGAGCCGATCGGGGACCTATCGCGAAGCTCTTGAAGGGCGATTTCGACGATCTTCGCCATGTAAGCGTAGCGGTAGACGATCTTCACAGCTTGATCGCGTTGTCCGGCGCGCCCTCGACGCCATCGATCGTTCTGGTGGTGCCGAATGCAACTTCGGTCGTGATATCAGCAAACTCTTCCAACCTGCCACGATTGAAGCGCGCTTCCTCGTCTGCCTTCTGAACGGCACGGATCAGTTGATGTCGGGCCTTATCCTTGGCGATTGCCGCCGCCAAGCGGAACTCATAGGTGTCGTCGAATGGCGATTTCGGCCCAATCTGATTTTCGTAGTAGTGGCGGTCGACACCGGGAATGTCCTCGTTGTCGAGCGTCCCATCTCGCTGCAAACGAAGTGGCATAGTTCACCCCGCGACTCGAAGATCGAGACCTATCAGCGTCCCGCCGATCCGCCGCGTGCTGTCATCGACGCCCTTAATCGCCACTTCACGGCCACGAATGACCAGCTTGTCGGCCGTCGATAACGGGAGCAGGTCTGCCAGGGCATCAATTAGCATGATGACCTTTCGATCGCCCTGCACGATTGCGCCAATCAACTCGTTGGGCTGATATCCCTTCACCCGCGCCCGCGTGATCCGCTCGATGACGATGCGCCCCGGACCCGTTCCCGAATAGCGACGGACGATGACGTCCTCACCGATTTCCGCGAGGAATGCGCGATGCTGGGCAAGCGCTTCAGCCGCGTTCATGCGAACACCCGATAGGTGGAGAGCAGCCACGACACTGCGGAATCGATTGCGGCGCCAGCATTGCCGCCGACCACATAACTCTTGGAGCCGACTCCCTCGACGGTATCGGTGCTGATGAACAGGTTGCGCGCGGAGAGCGACCGGAGATTGCTCACCATCAACGCGATCGCACTCCGAATTGGTTCCGGCACATCGCCGCCGGCCGCACCATAACCGGCAGTGAAGGTGATTTCGACGGCATCGAACCGGCACTGCACGTCCGGCCACGTCGAACCAGGCGCAGGTGATAGCCGCGCTGGCTCGCCGACCAGCAATGAGTACTTCGATGTGTCGAGCGTCTGGGTGTTGCCGGCGACATCCACGTACTTGATCTCGTCGATCGAAATGAGCGGCGGCAGCGGA